AAATTCGTCATGGAAAGGCGGAGTGAGGAAAAGCAGTTATGGATATAATTTAGTATATTGTCCTGAACATCCTTTTGCAAATGGAGATGGGTATGTTTTCGAGCATAGATTGGTTGCAGAGAAACATCTTTTAACAGAAGAAAATAGTGTTGTTGTAGATGGAAAACGATACTTGTCAAGAGAATATTGTGTTCATCACATAAATGAGAATAGGACAGACAATAGAGCTGAAAATTTAATTGTAATGAAAAAAGGAGAACATGTCGCGATGCATAATAAGGAAAAAATGAAGCATTGTATAAAGGATAGAAAAGGAAGGATTTTAAGAATTGGGAAAAAAGGAGAAAATGAAATACCAATAAAAGTCTTGGAAAGGGCGAAAAAGCCGACAAAAGGAACATTATATTCAGCGGGATATGATTTGTACTGTGCAGAAAAAGAAGCAGTCACATTAGAACCAATGGAGCATTATTTATTTGATACAGGTGTGGCATTTGAATTACCTGAGAATACATTTGGGGCATTATATGTCAGGTCAGGATTGGCAACAAAAAAAGGAATAATGCTTATGAATGGGGTCGGTGTGATAGACCGAGATTTCAGGGATACGGTAAAAGTACCACTAATAAATATGGGGAAATGTGCGCAGACAATCGAACCTAATGATAGAATTGCACAGCTTATTATAACACCATATGTAGTTGACGAATTAAGAGTAGTTGAAAAGTTATCAAGTACAGTACGTGGAACAGGCGGATTCGGGAGTACAGGGAAATGAAAGAGTTTATAGGAACATTTGGGAGCGGTCAGGAATATGCAGGCTACTATGTTCAGATATTCGCAGAAAACATAAAAGATGCAAGAAATATCATGTTTGAGAATTTTGGGCGAAAGTGGGCATTTGTTTATACCATCGAATCGTGGGAAAGTTGGGTAGAATATGCAAAAGAACGGGGATTCCCTGTTGAAAAAAGAATGATGACATTAAAGAGGACGGGTTCATGACCCGTTCTTTTTTTATTTGAAAAACTTTTCAAAGAAGTATTGACATATACAACAACATGGTATATACTATAGTCAAAGGAAAGCAATAGAGACCTAAAGATGAAAGGAGAACCGATATGACAATCACAGTACAAACCACAAGATACGGCGAGGAAGCTACTTACTACACATGGGACAAGGAACGCAAGTATAAAAACTACGAACCGATTGAGAAACACACATTTGAGGTTGAAGCAGAATCGGTACAGGAAGCCGAAAAGTGGCTCGCAAACAATCATCCTGAGTTATACATGGGGGCAGGCATCACAGACCACAAAGGTAACTTTATTATGACAGCAGTCCCAAGCCTTGAATACGGGGAAGGAAATTATGAGACCACAGAGGCTCGTATCGCATGGGTAAAACAGCATATAGCCTACATAGCCTAAATTGAAAGCTGACCTAACGGCTTGACGGGGAGAAAGGAAAACAGAATGAAGTGGTTTTTAGTAGAATCAAAAAAGTATACTACTTGGGTAGAGGAACTGGCGACAGAGTTAAAATCTGAAGCAATGCTTGAAGCAATGAGAGCATGGGAGCGAATGGGAGACGGTGACAAGAAGAAATGTACGGAGTTTCGAATTGTCTTTGCCGACTTGGATGAATACGGTGAGTTTGATTATGATACAATAGAGGATGAATGGGATTTGCTCAGGGGCATGAACAGAATCGCGGTTGGAACGACCTACAGCGACCCTGAGGGCACATGGGAAGTGACTTGGTGCGGAACAGACATGGTTGACGTAGAGTGCATACAGGAAGGAAATCCAAACTACGGGGAAGTCTATCAAGAACCGAAGCATCAGATTGCATACTATCTGGAAGGGGGAAAATAAAATGGCAAGATATTGGTTAGATACGAATTATGAATATCCGAATAATTATCGGGGAACATTCGGGAAATTGGCACTGCATAAAGTAACACTGGATGATGACGGGGATGAAGTAGACGAAATTATCCTTATTGCAGATTGGCAGGATGTACCGAACTTTAACAACGAAGCATTGGCTGATTATGGGCTTGATGATTATATCGAAAAGGCACTTGGATTTTTGCCAGAGTATGAAGTAGGATAAAGAGGGAATGGAAATGAAGCTGTACAAGAAAAGCGAAAGACAGATTAAAGCAAGTGCCTACTTGAAATGCATGAGAAAGATGGGCTTTACAACAAAGCACATCGGAGAATGGGATAAGTGGAAAGAACTCAAAAACGACTTAGGGGACTTTGGAAAGTTACAGGTAAAACTTGATGTTTACGAAATGCAGGCAGAGGGAACGAACAAGATTTATTTGGTAGCGGACGCACTGGGAATGGTTTGCGCACAGCTTACAGAGGATAAGCAGGACATCATGAATTGGCTTAATGAACACGGGTACAAACCTGAAAAGCAGTGGTACATGGAAGATTACGGGATGGATGAGGAAACATGGAAAGCATGGAATGCGGTGGAATAAAACCACCGCGTTTCTTTATGTTGGAAACGTAATTGAAAAAATGGATTTCATAGTGTATACTATATTTATGACAGAGTTTAAGTCTTTTTACAAAACTGTAGGCGGTGGAGAGGGCGACAAGTGCAGTTACCCAACACGGCTTGACACATACGGGTGCGGATGTTCACATGATTGTGATTATTGCTATGCGAAAAGCCTGTTAGACTTTAGGGGTTTATGGCATCCTGACAATCCGAGCGTTGTGAATATTAAAGAGGTTGAAAAGGTAGTAAGGAAAATTCCGAATGGAACAATCGTTAGGTTAGGCGGAATGACAGATTGTTTCCAACCAGTGGAAAGAATCTACAAAGCCACATACAACACAAGCATCCAAAAAGCTGTTGTGGAATTCCTACTGGTAAACGGATGGATTAAAAAGTGGCTGAAAGGAGTAGATTGGCGGAAATACGTCTTGAAAGAGGGCGGATATAGGTTTTTACGACTAAATGACAAAAAGGCTATAATTCGCAAAATAACGATACCTGAGATAACCGTATGTGAGGACTACAGTCCTCATTTCAAATATTGGAACGTCAATGTCAACCCAAATCGGGATGACTGTTGTAATTTACGAAAGGGGTAGCATTGGAGATTATTCAAAAAAAGGTTGGGGACTTAGTACCGTATGAAAACAACCCAAGGAAAAACGAGAATGCAGTGGAATACGTAGCAAAAAGCATACAGGAATTTGGGTTTTTGAACCCTATCATTATTGACGAAGAAAATATTATTATTGCAGGTCACACAAGGCTTCTGGCGGCAGAGAAACTTGGAATAGATGTTGTGCCGTGTGTAATGGTAAGCGACCTTACAGAAGACCAAATAAAAGCCTATAGGATAGCGGATAATAAAGCCAATGAATTTGCAGAATGGGATTGGGCTAAGTTAGAGATTGAGCTTGCAGAACTACAGTTCGCTGACATAGATTTTGATTTGGGCTTTGATATTGATTCAAACATCGATTTCATGGATTTTGACGGAATCGGCGATGGCGGCGGTTCGATGATTAACACAGGAACAAAGGTGCGTGTTGTGGTTGGGGCGGCAATGTGCGACATAGATGATCCGACACATGAAATATACGAAAAGACAAAAGACATCGATGCAGATGTTTTGGCGGCATGGATGACAGATAAGATTCTAAACGGGGAAATAAAAGAATGAAGTTATACTTTCCACAATTTTATGAGTCGAAGTCAAGGTTTTTGTCTTACACTGTTGTGGCAAGCGCGCTTAGTAAAGCAGGTCATGAAGTGGTGAATGAGCTAAGCGGATGCGATGCGGCGCTGTTTTCTATGTGTGATGTAGTAGAATACAGAGACCTGATGAAATTCAGGAAAAAGACTGAGGGATATCCGCTGATAGTAGGCGGTTCTTTTGCTTTTAATTTCTGGTCTGCGTTTTTATATTCTGATGCTGTTTGGGTTGGAGAAGTATTCGACATGGCAGACTGCAGAACGCTTGAAGAATTAATGGACAGCCCGTATTGCTACACTGGTGAGGAAATTCCAAAGTCAAGCACCAGAATAGATTGGGCAAGTGTTCCAATCGCGCAGATAAAGAAAACCGCGTGCTACTATTGGGGTGGTGTAGGATGCAAGAACAAATGCAGATTTTGTTATACGTCATACACGCACAAGCATCAACGGAATTCTGATGAGAGGATAAAAAAGGCAATTCGAGAAGCCCAGAAAAGAAAAATGCATATTATGGTATCATCGAACGAATACGAGAATGACCCTTCGGCAAGGACGTTCGACATGCTATTAAAAGACTACATAAGAACGCCAGTTAGCGGGAAAAGCATTCGATGCGGAATTGAGTTCGCAACGGATGAGACAAGGAAAAAGAACGGTGGGGCAGGTAAACGTATTACGAAAAACGATATTTACCATGCATTGCAAAAAGCGGAGGCAGAGAAATGTTCTCTGAAGCTATTTCATATAACAGGATATGATAGCGTGAACGATTGGGAAAACTACATTGATGACCTATGCCTGATGTTAGATACCATCAAAGATTCAAGAATGCTCGTGCTTGGATTCAATAATCTGCAATATCAGAACTACACGCCACTTTACGCGGAACGAAAACAAATTAATCCAGAAAATTATATTTCATCCGAACATACAAAAAAATGGTACGACAAAATAAGATGTCATACGAAGTCTGTTTTGGTTCAGCCGCCCTCACGGTTTCAACATGTATGCTGTCGAATGGGGATTGAATTAGCGAAGAACAAAGACCAAGTGGACTATTGGGCAAGTATGATTGTGAACCCTACAAAGAAATTAACTGTTGAACAGGCGTATAAACGACTTTTTACAACAGGGGTATTAAATACCGAGCGGCTAAAGATGAACACGAATACGGGCGAAATAAGCGTTTTGGAAGGGGAATAAAGTATGGCAAACGAACAAAACTTAATCCCACAGGCACATAAGATAACCGTAGAAGAAGCGTCGAAGGGTGGAAAACGTTCTGCAGAGGTGCGCAGGCAAAAGCGGGATATTAGAAAAGCAATGGAAATGTTGTTGGAACGCGACTTTACGGACAAGAACGGGAATGTCTTAAGCGGGGCAGAAACAATAGCCGCGGCGATGTTTAAAAAGGCACTGGACGGCAATGTAAAGGCTTTCGTAGCTGTGCGTGATACGGTAGGGCAAGCGCCAGTGCAGAAGATTGAAACGGTTACAATCACGCAGGAAGACAAGGCAGAAGTACAGGAGTTAATAGATGGCATCACGGAAGGATGCGCTGAAAATCTTACTGACAACGCCGAGTAAATTCGCTAATAAGGTCGGGTTCGAATTATTAGGGGATTTGCACAATCGTTGGATTATAGATATGGTATCGGGCAAAGGTGACAGGACGCTACGGGCGCACAGGGGTTCTTATAAGACTACTTGTGTATCCGTGGCTTTTGCTGTTATTATGATATGTTTTCCAGAACTGAAAATATTATTCATGAGAAAAACAGATACTGATGTAAAAGAAATCCTGCGGCAGACAGCAAAAATACTCAAGCATCCCATCACTCAGTACCTGTGTGAATGCATATGGGGGGTACAGCTTGTATTCACCACTGAAAATGCTATGGAACTGAACACCAACCTGACGGAAAGCGACACAAAGGGAACATCGCAGTTGGTTGGGCTTGGATTAGGGAGCAGTATCACAGGAAAGCATTTTGACCGAATCTTTACTGACGATATCGTAAACCTTGAGGACAGGCGGAGCAAATCGGAGAGAGAAAAAACCAAGCTAATCTATCAGGAATTGCAAAACGTCAAAAACAGAGGGGGGCGAATCTACAACACAGGAACACCGTGGCATCCTGAAGATTGCTTCACGATCATGCCAAACATCATTGACTTTGACTGTTACAGCACAGGGCTGATAAGCGAACAAGAACTGGATGCTATTAGAGAAAAAATGTTGCCGTCATTGTTCGCGGCGAACTATGAGTTAAGACATATTGCATCAGAGGACGTTATATTCACGAACCCTGTTACTGGCGCAGACCCGTCAAATGTTGACCAAGCACGGTGGGTACATATCGATGCGGCATACGGCGGAGAGGATTATACAGCGTTCACTATTGCAAAGAAAACGAAAGATAAGATATATGTTTTCGGGAAGCTATGGCACAAGCATGTTGAGGATGTTCAGGAACAAATCATCGCATACAGACGGGAGTTTAATGCGGGGGCAATTCGTTGTGAGACAAACGCAGACAAAGGGTATTTATCAAAGCAGTTGAGACAGTTGGGCGAACGAACCTTGCCATACAATGAAAAGATGAATAAATTCATTAAGATTACCACATATTTGAGGGCAGTATGGAAAGATGTTGTATTCGTTGAGGGAACGGACAAAGAATATATCCAACAAATCACAGATTACTATGAGTTCGCCGAACATGATGACGCGCCTGACAGTCTTGCGTCCTTAATAAGAGAAATGTTTGGTAAACGACCAGATACAGAAAGATACAAGTCAATCATGGAGCGCATATAGGGGGATAGAAAGATGGTCACTTATCAGGACTTACTTGAAGTTGGCGAAAGAGAGCAGGAACGTATGGACTTTATCAAAAGTGCCATTAGCCAACACGAGACAACGGAACTATACAAAACAGCGAAAACGGCAGAGCTGTACAACCGCCATAGAAACCCGACTATGGAGAACTTCAAAAAACTTCTTTATACGGTTTCAGGAAAGGCAATCCCTGACAACTGGTCTGCCAATTACAAAATGAAAAGACGCTTTTTCAATCTGTTCATCACGCAGGAGAACCAGTATCTGCTAGGGAATGGTATCACGTGGGGAAAGCCTGATACAGCGAAAAAGTTGGGGGAAGATTTTGAACAGAAGCTACAGGACGCAGGGGAACATGCATTAGTAGGCGGAGTTGGATTCGGCTTTTTTAACCTTGACCACTTAGAGGCTTTTGCTGTTACTGAATTTGTTCCGCTTTATGACGAAACTGACGGTGCGTTAAAAGCAGGTATCCGATATTGGCAGGTAGATGCAAAGAAACCTTTACGGGCGACTCTTTATGAACTTGATGGCTATACGGAGTACATATGGATTGACGGTGACGGCGAGATTAAGCAAGAGAAGCGGAAGTACATCCAAAACGTCACGAGAACGCCTGCAGAGGGTACGATTATCTATGATGGAGAGAATTACCCGTCATTCCCTATCGTTCCGATTTGGGGCAATCCACAGCACCAGAGCGAGCTTGTGGGACTGCAAGAGCAGATAGACTGCTACGACCTAATCAAGAGTGGATTTGCCAATACGGTAGACGAAGCAAGCTACATTTATTGGACGTTGAACAATGCGGGGGGAATGGATGATATTGATCTGACTGAATTTGTGGAGCGAATCAAAACTGTGCATGCAACGCGAATGGGTGACGGGGTAGACGCTCAAGCACATACCATTGAAGCCCCGTATCAGAGCAGGGAGTCCCTTTTAGAGCGTCTGCGTTCAGACCTTTACGAGGATGCAATGGCGCTTGATACAAAGAGCATAGCAGGCGGAGCGATTACGGCAACGCAGATTATGGCGGCATATGAGCCGTTAAACAACAAGGTAGACCGCTACGAGATGTGCATCAAGGATTTCCTCAGAGACATCCTTGCCCTTGCAGGTATTGACGATACGCCGACCTTTACACGCTCAAAGATTGTAAACACACAGGAAGAAATTACTGTTGTGTTACAGGCGGCAACCTACCTTCCAGAAGAATACGTTACTGAGAAAATTCTGATGTTATTGGGCGATGGTGATAAAGCGGCAGAAATTTTAAAAGAAATGGAACTGGAAGAAAGCAAGCGCTCGATTGAAGAGATAGGTGATATTGATGAAACAGATGAAGAAGGCGAGGGAACGGACGGACAGGGAAATCCTGAAGCTACAGAGGGAACTGTCTAGGTTCTATTCTAAAGCAGAAAAAAGCGTAGACAAGACCACGCAAAGGTTTGCTGAATCAATCAAAGAAAAAGCTGATTCCTTGCTACAGGCGATAGAGGAAGCAGAAGATACAAAAGACAAACGGAAAGCAAAGGCTGATTATCAGAAGTTCTTCCTATCCGTTACCATGTCAAAACCATTCCGCGATATGTGCAAGGAATCTGCTGAAATCCTTTATCGTGCAAATGTACAATCTTTCGAACGAATCAACGATAAAACGGCAAGTGTATATACAGACCATTACAACGCTACTGCAGAGGACTTAGGCAGAGAGTTCAAAAATGAATTCCTGACCATATCCGAAGAGGAAGCAGAGAAATACGGTCAGATAACTGAAACAAAGATAGATAAGAGAAAAGATACTTCATGGAGTACAAAGCTCATGACAAGTGCTGTAATAAGCGCGGCTTTTATGGGCTATACTTCTTTTGAGGTGCTTAGATATGCAACCAAAAGAACCGTTGAGCGAAACAGGAAGTATGCTCAAAAACATGCAAGCGATATCTTGACCGATGCAGAAACAAAGGGACGGCTTGATAGCATGTGCCGTACAGATGATGAAGGGTTCGAGACCAGAAAGAAGTGGGTATGTACGCTTGATAACCGAACGCGAGCCACACATAGACTGTATGATTCTATGGGTTCGATACCGCTTGATGAGGAATGGGCAGAAGGACTATCAAGACCGAGAGACCCAAACGGAAGTCCAGATGAGATAGAAAATTGTCGCTGTGAATTGATATATGATGTCGGACAGGCGATTCCAAAAACGAGAGCGGCACGAAGCGGAACGGTCACTGGAACAGTACAGCGTGATTCCAGTTTCGCAGGAACTCGAACGGTAATTGTTCCGTACATGACATACAGGGAGTGGATGAAATGGCGAATGTCAAATTCGAAGTAAAAGACAATACCGACCAAGTGATAAGCGCAATCAAAAATGCAACACAGAGTGCGCTAAAGGATGCAGGTGAAGCATGCAGGGGCTATGCTGTCTATAATTCGCCTGTAAGAACTGGAGCGTTACGCAGTAGTTTTATCACCGAAGAAGAGGGAGACGATACGGTTGCTGTAGGCGTTCCAGAGGGCGCATTAAAAGGTGACTATGCCAAGTATGTTGAATTCGGCACATCAAGACAAAGAGCGCAACACATGTTACAAAGAGCAGTGCAGGAACATATTCCTGAATATAAAAGAATCATCGAAAGCAGACTTGCATCTGCTGTGAAGTAGGACGGTAGAAATACCGTCCTATTTTTTTGAAAAAATTTAAAAAATGTGTTGACATTATAGAAAGAATGGTATATACTATAATAAGAAAGAAACAAGAGAGCAATCCGAAAGGAGAACCGATATGAAAACAAATTTCCAGATGGTAGCAGAATTAGACAGAAACTTTACACCGAAACAGAGACGCGTAGTCAGCATGGAAGAGATTTACGAAATCAACAAGGCACTTTGCCTTGACGAGATGGACGAGCTTGCACTTAGAAACCTTAGAGATTTTGCAGTAATGTACTTTGACATGAAGATGGATGAAAATTTTGATATGGCAACACACGATAAGATGAGCGCGATTGTAGGAGTAATCGATACAAAGTTAATGAGATTTTAAGAAAGCGAACGAGGGGCGAAAGCCCATCAGAAAGGAGAAAAAGATGGCAACCATGATTAACTGCGGAAGAGATTTTACATTTGATTTATTTACAGAAGACATGAAAGTTTTTGGGGAATACGGAAGAAAAGATGCCCCGCTAAGAGAACAGTTTGTCAGATGGCTAAAGAGAGAAGCCAAGGAATTCAAAGAGAACTGGGTAAATAAGTACAACAAGAACCTTTTTAACATGCACGAGGGGTATATCGGGGACGCATTTAAAAACCACTTGTACGAATCAGAATTTAGCGATTTTTACAAGGACGCATACGGACAGAGACCACACCTTGACCTTTGGTTTTATGTACATGCAGTAGGATTCCCGACCAGCGAGGACTTTGCTAGAACGTTTTGCGCAAGCCCTGTACAGGATGCGATTGAAAACGCAGAACAGACAAGAATTGAAATGCTAAATTGAAATGCTAAAGCGGTAGAAACACCGCTTTTTTTATTTCTCAAAACGGAATTGAAAATATTAATTGCATATTGTAAAATGTACTCAAAGGGGCTGTTATATGGAAAAACATGTAATGGCTTTTTGCTTTACTCAGAGTAGCACTCTCGTAAAACTGCGATAGGGGGTAAATAAATGGCAGATTTTGACACAATCATCAATCAGCATGCAGACGAAGAGGGGAACATCCCGAAGACAGCTATCAATGCAATCGTAACAGCTATCAAACAGGCAGTCGGAAACGAGTTCGTTGACAAGGAACGCTACAAAGGCAAGCTGACCGAGTTAGACGATATGAAAAAACGCCTGCAGACCGCCGAGGACGATGCAACGACCGCTAGTACTTGGGAGACCAAATACAACGAACTGCAGAAAGAATTTGATGATTACAAAGCAGAACAGACCGCGAAGGAATTAAAGGCAAGCAAGGAAAAGGCATTCCGCGAGCTTTTGACCGACATGAACGTTTCTGAAAAAGGGATCGAAAAAATCCTGAAATGGCAGGGCGTTGATGACTTGGAGTTGTCCGAAGATGGCAAGATCAACGATGTAAAAGCCGTTAGAAAGTCCATTAAGGATGACTGGGGAGAGTACATTCAGGAGCAGGAAAAGAAGGGTGCAGAGACGGAAACACCACCTGACAACAGTGGCGGCAAAGTTAAGATGACCCTTGCTGAAATCGATGCGATTGAAGACCCGAAAGCAAGACGGCAAGCCATGTTGGAAAATCTTGACCTTTATAACATCTAAGGTCTGAAGAGGAGAAAAAAATGGCGGTAGAAACAAATCTTATTACCACACAGCAGATGAAGAAAGTCCGTGAAATTGACTTTACTAGACGGTTTACAGGAACAATTCTTCAGAACCTGATTCAGGCATTAAACGTAACACGCAAGATTCCGCTGATTGAAGGCACTACGATGTATTACTACACCACTACAGGCACTTTACATAGTGGTGTTGTAGCAGAGGGTGAAGTCATTCCGCTGAGCCAGTACGAACGTGTAAAGCACCCGATTGGCGAAATCGCGCTGAAAAAGTGGAGAAAGGCGGCAAGTGCGGAAGCCATCTTAAAAAGTGGCTACGATGAAGCCGTTGACGAAACCGACAGAAAACTGTTACTTGACATTCAGACGGGCATCCGTACAAACTTTTTCAACAACATCAAAACCACCGTAACTGGGACAGCCGTTACTGGAACAACCTTACAGCAGGTGCTTGCAAAATCTTGGGGACAGTTACAGGTGCTTTTCGAGGACGATGCGATTGAAGCAGTTCATTTCATGCATCCGCTTACTATCGCAGATTATCTTGGCAATGCAAACATTACCACTCAGACCGCTTTCGGCATGAACTACATTGCTGACTTCCTTGGATTGGGTACAGTCATTATGACCAGTCAGATTCCGCAGGGGCAGGTAATCAGCACTGCGAAAGAAAATATCATCATGTACTACATCCCGATTACATCCGAAGTTATGCGTAGCTTTGACTGCACCGCAGATGAAACAGGATACGTTGGGATCAAGTCTGGTTATGCAACCGAACAGCGTGCGCAGATTGAAAGCCTTGTCATGAGTGGAATCCAGTTCCTTGTTGAAGTGGACGCAGGTGTGGTTAAAGGAACAATCAGTACCACAGGCGCAGGAGAAAATACAGGTACAGGAGGCGGAACAACCACAGAGCCGACTGCAACATACACAAAAGTTTCCAATCCGTCTGGCAATCCGTCTGAAGAGGGATGGTATGAATTAGTTAATGGAAATTATGTTCTGACAACTGATACAACCGTAGCAGATGGCAAGGACTATTACACCAGTACAGGAGCGTAATTCATGTACAAAGTAATCAAGTTTTTTACTGACCTGCAGGACGATAATTTCGCATACAAAGAGGGCGACATTTTCCCTAGAGCAGGGAAAGAGGTAACACAGGAGCGGTTAGATGAGCTTTCAAGCCCGAACAACCTTCAAAACACGCCTTTAATCGTAGCAGTCAATAAGAAACCTGCAGGAAGTAAAAAAACGTCTAAAACAGGCGATAAACAGCCCACGGGGGCAAACAAAGGCTCGAAGAAGAAGGGGGAGTAAAGGATGCTCACACAGTTATGCCAAGAACTGCATAATTGGTTCGACAGGGGCAAGGGAAAGTACTTCGGTACTATTACCATTGGAGAGAGCGGAACATTATTTTGTTCGAACACAACACTAGAGGATACCCAGATTGAACCATTAGAAGGGCAGTATTTCCGAGTGATTGGCAGTGTGTTCAATGACGGGGTTCATCAATACCCTGACCCTAATATGACCGAAGAGACCTTTGAAGACGGGGCGGTATGGCTTATGGCTGTGCCGCCTGCAGTCGTTGAACTGGCAAATGAAATTAAGGATTGGCAGGATAAATACGGGGCGCTTGACAGCGGGGCAATGTCACCATACCAGAGTGAATCATTCATGGGATATTCCTATTCAAAGTCAAGTGGCGGTTCTGCATCAGGAAGCAACTATTCATCCGCAACATGGCAGGGTGCTTTTGCTAACAGGCTGAATATGTGGAGGAAAATCTAATGTCGTTGTTGAGCGAAGCCATGCAGGAATGCATATTCACTAGCAAGCAGATTGTACTTGACGAATATGGTGGTTACAAAACAGAACTTGTTGACGGTGCGCCTTTTTCTGCGGCGATATATCTGCAGAACAGTATTGAAACAGAGTCCGCACAAAAGGAAGGTGTAACTGGTGTGTATCAGATTACCACCAGTAGAGATATCAGGCTTGATTATCATGATATTTTCAAAAGAAAGTCAGATGGTCAGTTATTCCGCGTCACAAGCAAGGATGAGAACGCCACACCTGCAAGCGCAACGCTCAACATGCGAGTTGTCATGGCGGAAGAGTTTTCGAAAGACATGTTAGAGGGAAACAATGGATAAAGCAAAGGCGATGCAAGCATTTTGGGGTTCATTCGATATCACTGCATATGAGGAAAACACAGTTCCTGATAACGCACAGACTCCTTATATCACATATCAGAGCATCTACGGTTCTTTTGGAGACAGAATTCAGCTTACTGCATCACTATGGAACAAGACAACGTCATGGCAGGAAATCACGTTGAAAGCGTTTGAAATTGGCGAGTATATTTCCTCAGGCGGAAGGATGATTCCATATGATGACGGCGCAATATGGATTTCGAGGGAATCACCGTTTGCACAACGAATGGTAGATGAAGATAAGCTTATGCGAAGAGTCGTGTTGACCGTTGTGATTGAGTATTTATCCGAAGATTAGGAGAGAAAAGCGATGAAATACACACAGATTCCGAATGATACGTTTGAAAACATCCAGTTAAACGCGGGTATCATCTGTGAAGGTTTCAACCCTGCTACTGGCGAAGTGACAGGATTGATTGGGGCAACAACAGGCGGTCTTCAGTTTAAGGATGCGCCTGAGTACGTTGATTTCGGCGAGGATATTGACAATTGCCCGAAGAACACCAAAGAGTTGAAACGTGTAGATAACCGAGAAGTAACGCTTGCAGGAGATCGGAAGAGCGTCGTGTAGG